CTGTTAACAGGTTCGACGTAATCCCAGGACGGGGTCACGTCTCGCCTAAGCCGGTACGAATTAGGACCTAAAAGCCTAATCCCAATCCGTCCCTGCCTAATGTAGCCGCCAATGACACATAGCAATAGTCCCGAAGGATTATAACTATATGTCGAACGATGGCGTCTGGGTTTCAAGAACTTCTCACCGTCGATAACAACAGAAGGCGTGTTCGCGATGAACCGTTTATATAAAACGGAACCATTACGATCATGTTTCTTCCGAGTTAACACGTCGAGAGGAACTCTTATACCAGAGTCAACGTTGGCACCAGGGGGTACGTACGGTACGTATCCTCGGCACCACCTGCGGAGTAACCCGATAGTTTCTGGGAGATTAATCCCATGTCTAGCGGACCACTCGTTTAGGAGGTTGATGGCTACAAAGAGATCCTGGTCTGTTTTCAAAGACTTAATGAAAACAGGACGCACATTATTACCATTGTAATAATCGTGACCACAGGACTCTCTAAAGGGACCTTCTATGAAGGTCTTGTCGGCGTTTACGCTAAAACCAAGATAGCCAAGGATAGATAATACGTCCCGAACGATCGCGTTCGGAACAATAATATCATCTCCAAAAACTGTCCAGGTAGAAGCTGAGGCATGTCGGTCCTTCACAAGACCGCGATACCTTAACGCTGCACAAACGACAGAGCTAAATACGATAGTTTGCAAAGGGAACGTAAAACCATTCCCCATGCTAGATACCATATGAAGCTCTAGCTCATTACCATCAGGCAGAGTCACGATCGGTGAACGGAGAAGTTTAAGCCACGAGACAAAATCTCGGGGCAGAAACTCTTCGAGCATCTTAAGTGACACACTGTCTGAAGCGCTGGAAAGATCAATAGTAGCATGGCTACCACCAATCGATCCAACGCGAGCTAATTCCCGATTAACGTCAGGCTGAGTAGATAGATTGATTCCGAAGTAGGAACCAAGCCGTCTCTCTAATAACCTGCCGAAACCCAATTGGTAGAACTGATTCAAAGAAGGTTCTACGTTTATGGTACGGGAAATGTCAGTCCTTTTTGGCACGAAGGCTAACCTACTGCCTTTAACTATGTTCACCGATCCGTGGGTCGTAGAGCGGTTTGACTCCGCCTCGTACCAAAACTGGAAGGTCTCTACATAGCGAATGTACGCGTCGTACAGGCACTGTTTCGTGGATGTAAAACATGACGAAAATGACTTTGTATAAAAGTCAGTACTTTGGATACCAACAGATGTCCCAGGGCCATGTCTAGCTTCGTCGAGTATCTCGTTGAAGCTAGAGACCAAGGGATATCCGCGGGGATTCCAAAAACGATAGATCTCGTCTTTAACGAGACCCATCAGTTCGTCCATGTAAAACGGCCACGAACCTGACCATTCACCACATCTTTTATTAGATAAGGCGAAGAGTTCGAAAGCTTTATCGTCAGCAGTTGCGTCCTTATCCTCCATTAATTTCTTAACGAGGCTGGAGCGCAAATAACTAGCGGCAAAGCCACGAACCGAGTCAGGCGCAGTATAGAATACTGCAAGGTCAGTGTCAAGGCATGATAAAAGAGCGTCGGTCTTATTAGACACAAGGCACCTCATCTACAGTTAAGTATATCTAATATCCCTATCGCTTGGGGCACGTAAATTCGACATGGGTTTCCCCTACGTCGAAACCTACAACAAGATCTTCATCTTGCTGCAGGTCAACGTGCACCGGCGACAACAGAGACTGCGTCAACCGTTCCTTGGAGAAAAGGTTCTCCCAGAAAGATCAACGCAAAACCTGAAAGGATATACATCACGAACCGCTTCACTTTGGGTCCATTGATATTCATTGCTGAATCTCAAAGGATGCCAGTGACAGCAGTGTCGCCGATGCCTGCGGACTGGTTGTTAATAGCACCAATCAGCAGAGATAGACAGGCACGAACGTTCGCTGCATCATAAGAATCAGCCCCTGCCGGAACCGCGATATCAACGCGGGCCGTCATGACCTGAGGACTCTGATTAGCGGCTGGAGTCACGCCCTTACGGACGATAAAGCTCCAGGTGTTCTTGCCAACCCTGTAGTAGACTCCCGTGTTAGGATCGGGGGTACCAAGAACCTTAAAGCTCTTGGGCCTCCAACCCGTAACCGTAAAGGGAGAACTAACGCTATGGATGGTAACACTAGTCTGAGTACCGCCAAGAGCGGTAACAGCCCACTGTTTTCCATTAGCGTCGGGTGCCGTATCGCTAGCGATCGTATAGGTCGGGCTTGTAAGGCCCGTCTGTGCGCCGCCAGTGACCGGAGATGATGGATTGAAAGCCATTTTGGCTATTCCTTCTATTATTACGGAACGTGGTTAATAAAAAGCAAGTCTATTTCCAATAAGAGTACTTACCATCACGCTTTCGCGCAACGGCAAGTGCTCCGATATTGAGCCATTTCCAGGGAGAACTAGGAATATCAAATGAAATGGAGGGTGTAAAACCTCCACCATAGGTATTCCGGTTAACCTCAGAATTGGTATAGACAAGCTTACCGGGGCGTTCTATCTGTGTTAGATAGTTCGATCTGTTAGATAGCGTCCAATCCTCTAGAACGGTACGAGACCGTCTTCGAGTTTTGTACGCCCATGCAACACCCGATCTACCATGAGATAGTCCATTTATTACATCACCAACGTTGGTGAAGTAATCGATCAAAAACGACCATGGCAAAAGCTCCCACGCTGCAGGCGCGAAGTCTCTAAGGGTTAAACCTAGAGCTCCGCGAACGAACGGTGGAGCATTTGTATCAAAGTCGCGCGTCAATCTCACGAAGTATCTAGTCGAAACATCTTGTCTTTCAAGTATGAATCGATAGACACGGATATTCGAGGCTATGTTCTCCCAGCCTGCATTGGATTTAGTGGTAATCTTGGACTCTTTTGCTTCAAAAGAGACCGAGGTACCATATCTCCGATGCAGAATCTTGGAGGCAGCGGCCATCCCATCTTCAAGATCATTGATGAGGGGTGACCAGCCAAACGAATACTCGAGATACTGATCAGCGAGGTCACGATGGACCTCGGGTAACGTAGAACGTTTACCTCCTTTGCGACGCCTTAGTGAGCGGGCCCGAAGCTTCCTAGCTCGGGTAGACTGCTTATCTAAGACTTTGCGAAGGCCTTGACCAGGACGCTTGATCATGGAGATAGCCTCCCTCAATTCACCGAGGAATACTGCACCTTGAAAAGGTCGTATTGATCGTTGAATCTTACGGAGGATACCAACTTTTGCTCTGTTATCACACTTGGTTTCCAAGCTTGCATCCCAGGCATCAAAGCCCCCACCAGGATTTCCGAGAATGGAGAGAGGAAAATACTTCCCTTCATATTCGATAATCGCGGTAGGGCCAAGAGTTCCGGGGCTTGGATGAGTATAGCGATAATCCGCAGTGCGGAATTCCACTAACTCATAGAGTTTACCATCCAAATAAGTCGTCGCGTTCTGACCTCTAGCGATCTGAGCCCGCCACTGTGGGTTTTCACCCAAAGTAACGGTATTAGGACCTTTAGTGGTCTGAGTATATCTGGTAGTGGTTGTAATCGTCCCATTTTTCTTATGGGTACGAAGAAAACCATACCGGAATTCTCTAAAACGCTTCGTCTTAGTGTACATTGTAGACTCCAACCTAGGTTAACATCACAGAGCTCCTCTTGAGAGGGTGTTATTGAACGGAAGATGGCCCAAGTGGGGTCAACTGCGCTAACGTGACGCAGCTAATTTCCTACGAGCTCGCCTTCAACCTGGCTTAGGGACGTTATTATTAATAATTTCCTTACCAG